ATGTTACTAATTTGATAGTAGCCTTTATAGCCCTCTATATCTTTCCATACTTCCATAATGTACCTCTGATTATTAACAACACCATTTTAGCACAGCAAACTTATGGTAAAATAATGCTTATGAAAGGTATGACCGTGACATTTAGCAAAAAGGTTGCTGCCGGTACGGATGATTTAAATAATCCTACCTACACTACCCAGTACATCAGCATTGATGATGTGTTGATTGCGCCAATTACTGAGCCTACCAATGCGCGTGAGACTCAGGCGCTTGAGCAGCAACGGGATCAAGTCCGGGTGCATTTGCCAAAAGCTACCAATCAGGATATTAGTGACTCTTCATTTGTTTATGACGGCAAGACATTCAAGGTGGATAGTGATAGTGTTAAGTTTATGGATGAAAACACCCCCACGCGGTGGAATAGGTACTTAAGGGCGGAATGCGTAAATGGATGATGTAGAGGTAATAGTCATAAATTGGCTTAACAGCATATTAGGCGCTGGCTGGTCAGCTAGTGGCAACAAGCCAAAGAATACGCCAGACAAATATGTGCTGGTAGATCGCACCGGCGGTCCGCGTGTTGCTATGGTGTTGGATGCCGCGCAGATACTCATTGAGGTGTACCACAAATCTAGCCGGTCAGATGCAAAGACCAAAGCCAATGAGATTGCTGACCGCGTGCCAGAGCTAAAAGCCTACGCCCATAATGTCACCACCGCACAGGTTAATTCTGTTGTTCATTTACCTGACCTAATTACCGGCTATGAGCGCTACCAGGTCTACTGTGATATAGCGGTACGGCGCTAGCGCATAAAATACTTGTTCAATTAAAAATACTTATGGTATATTAGTAGCAAGTCAGAAAAACGGTTTAACTCACCGGCTCAAATGAAAGGGGAAGAGGGGAAATGGCTGAATACTTTAAAAAAGACGGCGAAAACTATGTGCCAGTAGAAGATAAGCTACTGTCACAAGAAGAGGTAGATAAAGTTGTTGAGTCACGCCTAGAGCGTCAGAAAAAGCAATTTGCGGACTATGACGATCTAAAAGAAAAGGCTGGCAAACTGGACTCTATCAACGCGGAATGGGAAACGAAGCTTAAGACAGTGGGTGATGAAAAGTCAGCCCTGGAAAAAGATTTAGCTTCTGCAAAGCTTGAGACTGTAAAGATCAAAGTTATGCACGAATTCAAGTTGTCTGATGACCTGTCTGAATTCATTAACGGAACTGATGAGGACACAATCCGCAGCCAGGCTGAAAAGCTATCAAAGGGTGTGGGCGGTGCATCAGTGAAGATTGATAAGACACCAAAGCCAGAGGATAAAAAGAACTCTGACATTAAAAAGGTCACTAAGGGATTGTTCAGCAAGAATTCTGACGATTAAAAACCATTTTAATTGTTATAAGGAGAGACCATATTATGGCTTCTGCAACCCCCCTACGCACTAACGTGCTTAACCTAGCAAACCACCAGGGTAAGACATGGCGTAAAAATATTAGAGGTGGTGTTTTGGCTAAGCTTACCCCAGGTGAGCCAGAGCTAAAAGTAGGTAGCACAGATCACTTTGTGTTTACCGGCACTCCAAAGGCTCAGTTAGTTGGTGAAAGCGCTACCAAAGAGTCAATGAGTGGTGTACCTGGTAAGAAAACGGTACGCACCTACAAAGTGCAGATCACTTACCGCTTTAGTAACGAAGTCCAGTGGGAAGATGAAGATTACCAGACTCAAATTGTTGAGAACTTGGTAGCTAATGCTGCAACAGCTATCAGCCGCGCCCTTGACTTGCTTGCAATTCACGGCGTAAACCCTGCTACTGGTGATACTGGTGCAGTCACTGATTACTTCAATAAGAGTGGTAATGACGTACACCGCGTTACCCGTACTGCTAATGCACAGGCAGACATTGAAAGTGCTGCATCATTGCTGCAAAGCAGTGGCTACACAGCTACTGGTATTGGATTTGATCCAGTATTTGCAGGTCAGCTTGCACGCTCAAAGGATCAGGACAAGCGCCCACTCTACCCAGAGCTTGGACTTGGCTTTGCCTTTGACAACTTCCAGGGCTTAAATGCCGCTTCTAGCGACACTGTATCTGGTAGGCAAGAGCTTGATCCTGGAGATGCAACCCTTAATGCCATCATGGGTGACTTCAACGCATTCAAGTGGGGTATCGCACGCGACATGCCACTTGAGTTGATTGAGTACGGTGATCCAGACGGTAATGGTGACCTTAAGCAGACTAACGAAGTTGCAATCCGCGCTGAGTCAGTCATTGGATTTGGCATCATGGATGACACAGCATTTGCGCTTATTGACGGCGTAGTTCCTAGCTCCTAGTAGCTAGCATCCTAAAAGTAAAAGCGCTCCATACGGGGCGCTTTTATTATGGTAGAATAAGGTTATGGCAAAAAAACTATATCCATTTGTAAACAAATACTCTGGTGAGGTCAAAATATTGACCAAAAGCAGCGGTAAGAAGCTCAGTGAAGATTGGGCTAGGGCTAAGATGGCTGTTAATGACAAGGGTGAGGATGTATTTAGATTTGAAATAGCCACATCATTTGTTGATAAAAACGGCAAAACTCAGACTGGCACAGCCATTGTAGATATATCCGAAGTAGAAGCCGCAGAGGTAGCAGAAGATGGCAACGGAAGCGCAGCGTAAATATATTGCTGATCTAGCAGTCATTAAGACCAAAGAATTTAAAGAGGTCAAAGAGATGCTGGTAGCCAGTGGCATTGTGGGTGAGAATGCTGAAACAGTGCAAAATGCCCAGAGCATTGCTGAGATTACCCACGCCCTGGATGATCTGCAAGCTTCACGCTTCATAGATGTACTGATAGCCACCAAAACACCAGCACGCGGCAGGGCTTACTCACAGCGCCGGGTAGAGACTACTGTACGGGTGCTGGATGATATTAAAGATACCATTGATAATTGGGAGTTTTAGGGAATGGATTACGCCAAACTAAACCGCACCATATTAGCTAAGGTAATGGCAGCACTCAAGCTGATAAATAACCCAGAGATTGACCCTGAAATACGCCAGCTTAATCAAGAGATATTATTTAGGGAAGTGGGCGCAGCAGTCTATGCCAAAGTGTATGACATGAATGCCTTTGACTTTGAGATTGAGTATACACGCGGTCCAGGCATTGATGATAGATACTTGGGATTAGCTAAAGTGGCATCAGCAAGTGTTGCCACCGGCACGCTGGGGCTTGATGAATATGTTAAAAACTACCTAGATCACGTAGCAGCTAAAGCTCAGTATGATGCAGCTGTAAATGCTAAGCAGTCTGGCAAGCGCACTGTGGTGATCCGTAAGACAAACGGTGAGACCTGCAAATGGTGTACATCATTAGCTGGTACATACGAAAACCCAGACAGTGAAGTATTTAGACGGCATGGTGGCTGTGATTGCTCAATCATCACTCAGGGCTACCGCAGCCGTAATGGATTACTTAATAACTATGTCAAACCAAAAGACCGCTGAGATAGTCCTAGAGGGTAATGTACCTAGCAAAAAGAATTCACGAATAAACCTTAAGTCAGGTGTATCAATTCCGAACAATAAATTTGTTCAATGGCAAAACATGGCAATCATAGAAGTGCGCCGTCAGACTAGGGTGCGCTTTTATAAACCGGTCCAGCTTGAGGTGATTATATATTTTGCGACATTAGGAAAAGCTGACCTAGATAATAGATTAACCAGCATTTTGGATATGTTAGTAGAGTCCTTAGTGATCCGTGATGACAAATGGCAGGATGTACCGCTTATTAAAGTGCAGGCAGAACACCGCCCCCGGCAACCTGGCGCATTTATAAGGCTTACAGAGATAGACTGACGTTGCATTGCACTTATGCTACAATGACAATATCTGATATAATATCATCAATATAAATCTACGCGTACGGCGCGGCAAATACCGGCTTAAAAGGATCAGCAATAGGAAATGCAGCCGGAACAAAACCCAATCGTAGATCACGCATACAGATTAGCAAACAAGCTGATCTATTGCCTGGAGTCAAAGCAGGCAAAAGTCCAGGACAAATATGACTATTACAACGCTGATAATGATGTGCCAGATTTTGGCATATCTACCCCTATGCGTATGCGCAAATTACGCCCTGGCATTGGCTGGGCAAGCCGCGCAGTTAATACACTAGGTGACCGTGTAGTATTTGAGGGCTTTGCTAAAGACACATTTGGCATCAATGAGCTACTTGAGCAAATCAATGGATTTAGCGTGCTGAGCAAGGCAAAAGATGATGCCCTGATTGCTGGCTGTGCATTTGTGGCTGTGGCTGATGATGAAAACGGTAACAAGGTACTCATACCATTCACAGCGCAAGAAGCTACTGGTGAGATTGACCAGACTACTGGACTGCTTAAGTGGGGCTTGGCTGTTACTAAATGGCATATCCCTAAGCCTAAAAAGCCTGGCATCATGTATGCACCAAAAGACTATATTGTATTTACTCCTGACTTTACATTTGTATTTGAAAACCGCAGCTTAGTAGAAGTAGTACCAAACCCTACAAAGCGTACCCTGTTGCATCCAGTAACGCGCCGGGCAAGCGCTGACCGCCCACTAGGTAAATCACGCATTACAAACACTGCACGCAGGATCATTAACGAAGTAGGGCGCATGAAGCGCCGCCTAGAGATTGCGGAAGAGTTTTATGCTATGCCACAGCGCTACATTACTGGTCTGGCTGAGGGTGCTGAAAAAGACCCTACTATGGACAGTGCCATAGGGCGCGTATGGGCAATTACCCAGGATGAAGAGGGCAATAGCCCTGATATTGGACAGCTACCACAGCTGAGCATCCAGGGCTTTGAGACCAGCAAAAAAGATAAAGCCCGTGACTTCTGTGCTGAGACTGGACTTACCATGCGTAACCTGGGCTATGAGACTCAAAACCCATCAAGCGGTGAGAGCCTAGTAGCAATGTCAGATGATCTGTTATTGGAAGCTCAAAAAACCCAGGAAGAGATGGGCAAACAATTCAAAGAGATTTGTATTACCCTACGCCTGGCACTCAATGGCAATGATGAAGTACCAGCGCAACTCAAAGAGATTATACCGGCATTTAAGCCAATCTTTGCAGTAGATATTGGTCCAGCTGGTGATGCAATGTTTAAGCTATTCCAGGCAATGCCAGAACTTGTAGGCACTGTTGAGGGCTACCGCATGCTGGGTATTGGTATTAGGCAAGCAGAAGAGCTTGTGCAGAAGCGCCAGCAGTTAGGCGCAGCAAGCTTTATGAATAATGGAGGGCAACAGTAATGGCAGGCGTAACTACACCGGTAGTATCACCAAACCCATACGCTAATGCGGATGATCTAGCGGCTTTTTGGCGTACACTCACAGAAGCCGAAGCCAGCCGTGCTAATGATTTGCTGACGCGTGCCAGTAACCGCTTACGGCTCACTGGTGAGCGCGTAGGTGTTGATGTTGATGACAAGGTTAATAACAGCCCTGCATACTTCTCTACTGTCCAATGGGTGGTCATGGAAGCTGCTAAGCGTGCCATGCTTACACCTATTGATGCACCACCAGCTAACAGCATCCAGCAGACTGCTGGTCCATACAGTGAAAACATTGTATTTACTAACCCTGCTGGTGATCTGTGGTTTAAGAAGTCAGAGCTGCATGATCTGGGGCTTTACGGCAACCAGACATTAAAAGGCTTAAGTACCAGCCAGCGTGATATATATAGTCCATACGAAAGCTCATAGCCATGCTGGAATTCTTTGCATCTACCGCTGCCAGTGATCCGGCAAACAATGTATTTAGCTATTACTTCACCCAGGGCGTGCTGGGCATAACGGTGATAATATTGATCCTAACGGTCCGCTTTATGTTTACCTACTACAATAAAAAGTTGGATGACAAAGACATCAAAATTGAAGCGCTGCAAAATGCGCGGCTTGATGATAATAAAACCCATACTGTGGATTACCGTGAGATGGCAAAAAATGACCAGGCTGTACTGTTAGGAGTTGCACAGTCTCAAGAGCTACTTAGTGGTAAAATAGAAGCCGTAAAAGGCAGGCGGTAATATATGAGTTGGTTTAAGCGCAGTAAGAAGCAGGAAGTGCCACCAGTGGTAATAGCACCACCCCCTACCAGCCGTACAGAGGTAGAGTTACATAAGGATGCCAGTGAAAAAGCCGCGCAAAAAGCTATGATAGTTAATGAACACCTTAAAGACCTATTGGTAGAAAACGGCATAACCCTTAAAATAGCATTAGCGGCTGGCGCACAGATACATCACAAAAAAAAAGCGCAAGTAGTGCTATAATACAAACATAAGCAGAGCCACCAGTGAGGTGTGTTGTGCCGCAAACAGTAGACAAAGGTTACATCTATGAATGACTCCAGTAACGTGTCATTTGGTAAGCCAAAAGCCACCGGTGCGCTTTTTGTAGCGCCTGCTGGTACTACACTGCCTACTAACGCCACTGATGAGCTAGATCCAGCTTTTAGCGGCTTAGGCTATGTCAGTGATGAGGGCTTGGTCAATGGTGTAGAGACAGATGTAGAGGATGTGTATGCGTGGGGCGGTGACAACGTGTTGTCAGGTCAAACCACCTACTCTGAAAACTTTACATTTAATCTCATTGAGACCAATTTAGAAGTAGCGAAGTTGTACTACGGTGAGGATAATGTCATTGAAGATGGCGGAAACATCACAATCAAGGCAAACAGCAAGCCGCTGCCAGAGATTGTGTTTGTAGCTGAGCTGGTACTTACCGGCAACCGCGTAAAGCGTGTTGTGGTAGGGCGTGGTCAGATCGCAGATCGCAGTGGCGAAATCACTTATGTAGATGGTGAGCCGGTTGCATATCCAATCAACCTACGCGCTTACCCAGATGCAGACGGTGACACTCACAAAGAGTACATCACTACAATCGCATCATCTTAAGCGGTTTACCAAAGCAAGAGCGCCCGGCACTATGCCGGGTGTTTTTGTTTGTGCTACAATATGCTTACAGTTAAATAAAGGATTGGAGCAATCACAATGGCTGAAAACACAGCAGAGAATAGCACTGTAAAAGAGATTGAAGTAGCAGGCGTAAAATTCACAGTTGATACTGACCGCCTGGATGACGTAGAGTCACTTGAATTCATTGAGCGTATTGAAAACAAAGGGCAGGTTGCTGCCGTATTGCCACTGCTAAAGTTCATCATGGGTGATAAGGCATTTGAAGAGCTTAAGGCTGCATTTATTAAGCAGGATGCAGAAGAGCATAAAGACGTAGAGGGCTATCAGCCACGTATGCGCATGGGCAAGCTTAATGATGTCTACATGGCAATCATTGAGAAATTTGACCCAAAAGGCTAGCGCTCATACAAGTACGCCGTGAGTACTTTGACGAACTAGAAGCGGATTTTCACCAATACTACCACCTAGATATTACGGCTGTTGATCGCAGGAAAGCGGCGCGGTTGCTATTCCAGCTACCGCGTGACAGCCGTGTATTTAGGAAGATTGAGCCAGCCACTGAGTGGGGCTATAATGAGATTTTTCAAAACAAGATGGTGTGGTTACTTGAGACTCTTGTATGGCAGAACTCTACACCATCCAAAAAGGCTGAGCAGGCGCGTCATAAGCTACTTAAACCAGA